GGTCGTCAAGATCGCGTACGAGATCCGGTTACGCAGAGTAACTACGGCTTGCGTTCATCGATGCCGACCGACCGAGGGGTAAGCGGGCATGGCGACCACTCAGCAGAGCACCGTCGCCACCGGCAGCACTTACGGGTTCGTCGGGCGTGGGATCGACGTCGACCCGGCCGGCTACGAAGTGTCGCCGCAGGCCTTTGTTGACGTGCGCACGAACGGCGCCGACTCGACCGGGGTTGCGGACAGCACGGCTGCGATCCAGAAGACGATCAACGGGCTGCCGACGAACGGCGGGGCGGTGTATTTCCCGGCCGGCACGTACAAGATTACTGACGCTTTGGCGTTGCGCTCGAAACTGTTGCTTGTCGGTGATGGTGACGGCGCCTCGGTGATCATCCAGTACACGGCGAACAAGGATGCGTTTTCCGGTGCCGCGCTGAGCCGGGTCGCCGTTCAGGGCTTGTATCTGCAGGGCACGGGTGCGGGTACCGGCTCGGGTCTGAATCTGACGAAAGGCGCGAACGCGGCGGTTTCGTATGTGAGTGTTCGGGATGTCACGTTCGATTCCTGGGGGCAGGATGGCGTGGCGGTCGAGAATCCGATCGTGTCGGTGTTCAGCCGGGTAGTTGCGCAGACGTGCGGCCGGTATGGCATCAATTTGTACGGCCAGGTTGCGGGCGCCGCGGGCACGTCGACGGCGCTGTCCGGCTGCTACGGGAATGCGTGCGGCACGGCAGGTATTCGCCTGTACAACATGTCGTATTGCAGCCTGAACGGTTGCGCCGCTGACCACAATCCGATCGGCCATCTGATCGACACGTGCCAGAGTGTGGCGTTGCAGGGCGTCGGCGCCGAAGGAAACACGACGGCCGGCGTGAAAGTGAACGCCGGCTACGGGATCACCGCCGCGGGCTGCTGGGTGTACGACAACCGCGGCATCGGCATCTATGTCACCGGTAGCGCGAACACGGTGAGCCTGATCGGCGCGACCGACAACACCCCGAACGGCACGGCAACCGCGTTCATCAAGGCCGACACAGGTTCCCACGTCACGTTGATGGGCTGCAGCAACACGACGGCGAACAGCCTGGCATCGGGGACGGCGAATGTGGCGTCGGATGCGTCCGGCGCAGGCCAGTTCCAGGGCTACGCGGCCCTATTGGCCGGCGGTGAGTTCGACGCCGACCTGACGTGTTTCGTGTCGTCGAAAGGCCTCGTGCTATCGGACCGTTCGGACGGGCACCGGTACCGGTTGAAGGTCACGGCGGGCGTTTTGGCGGTCGAGCAGGCCGCTTGACGCGGTGTCACAGGTGCATCCGCCGTTTGAGCTCGAGTGCCGCGGCCCGGTCGTGCGCGAACCCGGTGCACCTGCAGACGCCCCAGGTGTGACCGATGAGGCCGAGCGCTATGCATTCGGGATGGATGGCGCCTTGCCGTCCGCCCGTGTCGTCGACGATGCCGATCGTCTGCCCGTCGTCGTCCGCGGTGATGGTTTCCCCGCAGATCTCGCAGGGCATGCCGGCCCACGGCTTCTCGGGGATGCTCACGACATAGGTACCTTCCACCAGGGCGCCCGTTCGCCGGCGACGCGGCCGCCGATGGCGGCTTTCTTGTACCCGGCCGGCTCACCCTCGATGTCCGGGTTCCAGGCGAGCGCGGCGAGGTGCGCGGCGCCGCCTTTCGGATAGCACCATCCGAAGCACGGGTTGCCGTAGAGGCCGGGCTCGGAGAGCAGTAGCCGGTCATTGAAGATCATGACTTGGATTTGCACGGCCCATCCGCCGTAATAGCCGATCGTGGTCACCCCGTAATCGTCGATCGCTGCCGGCACCCATCGGATGGGCGAGTCGTCCCGTGCGGGGATGCCGCCGACGAGGCGTGCGCCTAGGCGGTACATCAGGCGTTCCGATCATTCATTGCCGCACCTTATGCCCTCGCGCGACGCGCGGGCACGAACCATCGCCGTGCGATACGGCTAAGGGGGTACACCGATCATGCCCGGACCGCCGCCCGCCGAACACAAGCGCCGCCGCAACGCCGACGCCTACGCCGGCCTCCACACGACTGTTGTCGATGACGGTGAGCTGACCGGCCCGGCGCTCGAAGGCGCCTCGTGGTCGGCTGCCGCCCGCTCGTACTGGGAAATTTGGCGCACCAGCCCGATGGCGAAAGCGTTCCTGCAGACCGACTGGGCCCGGCTGCGCATGGTGTTGCTGCTGGTCGAGGACTACCTGACGCATCCGACCGCCCAGAAGCTGACGGCGATCCAAAGCAACGAGGCCGCGCTGGGTGCGACGGTTGCGGATCGGCTGCGTCTGCGGATGCGGGTTGTGAAGCCGGATGCGGTGCCGGAGGAGGCTCCGGCTGGGGTGACGGCGCTCGATGAGTACCGCAAGTCTCTCGCTGGCTGACCCGGGCCGCCCCGCTCGCGGGCTAAGGCGCCCTCCCGTTACTAGACGCGACCCGGGCCTGCGCTCATGGTAGCGGCAGCCGTTTCGCTGGCTGACCCGGTCCGGATCGGCCCCGAAGGCCTGCCGAAGCACACGATCGGCTGGCATGCCCTCTCGTGGTCGGCGGAGTACCTGCGGCAGCCGGACGGCCCGGACGCCGGCCAGCCGTGGCGCTACACCCGCGAGCAAGCCCGGTTCGTGCTGTGGTGGTACGCGACCGACCCGCTTGGCCGGCGGTTCATCTACCGGCGCGGCATGTTCCGGCGAATCAAGGGCCACGGGAAGGATCCGCTCGGCGCGTCGCTGTGCGCAGTCGAGCTGTGTGGCCCGTGCCGGCCGGATGGCCTGGATGCCCGCGGCGAGCCGGTCGCGATCCGGCACCCGTCCCCCTGGGTGGTCACCGCCGCGGTGAGCTTGGATCAGACAAAGAACACGATGCGGCTGTTCCCGAGCCTGTTCTCCGATCAAGCCCTGGAAGAGTTCCGTATCGACCTGGGCAAAGAGATCATCTACTCGGCGAACGGGCTGCTCGAGGCGGTCACGAGCTCGCCGCGGGCGCTCGAGGGAAAACGCCAGACCTTCGCCCTGAAAAATGAGGGCCATCACTGGCTTGAAAGCAACGACGGGCTTGCGATGGCGGAGGTCATCGCCCGCAACTTGACGAAAGCCCGCGGTGGCGACGCCCGTTCCCTGGCGATCAGTAACGCTCACAATCCGGGCGAGGGGTCGGACGCCGAAGCGGACTATGACGCGTTCCTGGCGTCACAGACGGGCCGGGCTGCGAACGATTTTCTTTACGATTCGGTCGAGGCTCCGGCCGGCATCGACATCACCGACCCGGAACAGGTCCGCCAGGGCCTGATAGCGGCCCGCGGTGACTCCGACTGGCTCGACCTCGACCGGCACGTTGCCGAGATTCTCGATCCGCGTACCCGCGAGGGTATGGCCCGGCGTTTCTACTTCAACCAAATCGTGGCGGGCGATGACGAATGGTTGTCCCGCAAATCGTGGGATGACTTGGCCGCGCCGCGCGACGTACCGCCCGGATCCCCCCTCGTGGCGGGCTTTGACGGCAGCGACACCGACGATTGGACGGCTATTCGCTGCGAAACGCAGGACGGCTACCAGTTTACGCCGCGGTTTGCTGATGGTAAGCCGATGATCTGGGATCCTGGCCAGCACGGCGGCTACATTCCGCGCGGTGAGGTCAATGCCGCGGTTGCGTATCTGTTCGACACGTTCAACGTGATCCGGCTGTATGCCGATCCACCGTATTTTCAGTCGGAAATCGATGAATGGTCGTCGATTCACGGCGATACCGCGGTGGTGCGGTGGGCGACGTACCGGCCGCGGCAGATGGCTGAGGCGCTCGAAAGGTTCCGGACCGACGCATTGTCGGGGCAGATCACGCACGACGGCTGCCCGATCACCAGTAAGCACATCGAGAATTGCCACGCTGACCGCCGGCCACAAGGGGTGTTGATCCGCAAGGATCGAGCTGTTAGTCAGCGGAAAATCGATGCTGTGCTATCGAGCACGCTTGCGCATGAGGCGGCGTTCGATGTGACCGCGGCCGGCTTGTGGGGTGGCGTCCGGCGGCTTACGCGGGTGACGGGCCGGGTTCGCGGCTATTGAGCGTTGCGTCGAGTTTCCGGGTGCGATGCATCCGAACGGCGAGCGCCGCGGTCGCTGTAGCGAGAAGCCATACCGGCGGATTTTCGCTGAGCATTGATGCGGCTAATGCCATCACGGCGTCCGCTTCGTCGAGATCGTCGACGACCGCGGCCATGCTGAGTGCGCTTTCTATCCCGCCGGCCAGTAGCTGGTCGCCGATTTCCTGCATTTCTTGGTCGCTGAACATTCGCACAGCGTACGTGGGCCACGAGGGGGCATCGTGGCGGACGCGCCCCTTACCCCCCTGTGGTGGGTCAAACGGCTACACAAGTGCCTGCTCGAGCGCACCCGCACCACCCGCGAGCGGCTGTCCATCGACGACCTTGACAAGTACTACCGCGGCCGGCCCACCCGCATCCCCTGGCTACCCGAGCAGGCACGCGACGAGTTCTATCGCCTCCTCGATTTGACCAAATCCAACTACATGGGCTTGGTGGTCGACGCGACCGCGGAGCGGCTGTGTGTGGAGGGTTTCCGGATCGGTGGCGACGCCGAGGCGGACTCGGAGACCTGGGATATCTGGCAGCGCAGCAACTTCGACAACGATTCGGATCAGGCCATTCTTGAGGCGTTGATCACCGGTCAGTCGTATGTGCTGGTGTCGCCGGGTGGGTCCGAGGGTGACCCGGCCGCGCTGTATGCCGAGCATCCGTCTCAGGCGGTCGTCGAATACGTGCCCGGAACGGGCCGGCGTGAGGCCGCGGCGGGCCTGAAAGTGTGGGTCGACGACTGGACGGGGCGGTGGCTAGCCACCCTGTACCTGCCTGATGCGATCTACAAATTCCAGGCAGTGAACGTGAAAACGGCCGGCGTCGACGGCATCAACTGGCAGCGCCGCACCGTTGCTGGCGAGTTGTGGCCGCTGGCCAATCCGCTCGGCGATGTGCTGCTGGTCGAGCTGCCGAACAATCCGCGGCTGCTGACCGGCGGCGTATCCGAGATAGCCGACGTCACCGCCGTCCAGGACCGGATTTGTAAAACCCTCGCCGACCGGCTGATGACCCAGGACTTCGGCGCGTTCCCGCAAAAGTGGGCGTCCGGTTATCCGGAGGAAGACGGGCAGGGCCGGCAGACCCGCGTCGACATCGGCCGCAACCGGATGGTCACCTCCGACGTCGCCGAAACCAAATTCGGCCAGTGGGACTCCGCGCCGCTCGACCCGTATTCGGCTGCGAAACGCGAAGACGTCAAAGACATCGCGTCACGCACGCGCACTCCCGCGCAATACCTGCTCGGCGAGATGAGCAATGTCAACGGCGAGACGCTGAAAGCAGCCGAATCGGGTCTGGTTTCCAAGGTCAGGCAGCGGCAGCGCTCCTACGGCGAGGGCCTCGAGCGGGTCGTCTCTCTCGCCCGCCGCGCCCAGGGGCTCGGCGGGCCGGCCGAAACCATCGAGACGATCTGGCGAAACCCGGAATTCCGTACCGAGGGTGAGCTTGTCGACGCCCTCGTGAAGATGGCGACGATCGGCGTGCCGCATGAGGCGCTGTGGGAACGCTGGGGTGCGACGCCGTTGGAGATCGGCCGGTGGAAGGCGATGGCGGAAGAGCAGGCCACCCGTGACATTGCCGGCCA